CTGTTTTAATATCCCCCAAAAACGGCTCAAGAAGCCACGAAAATGACTGAAAAGGTCATAACAGGTCACCAACCGACCGAAGAAGCCTCAAACGGGCTTCAAACGGTTTTGGGTAGGGACACAGAAGGGCAAAACGCCCTATTTGGCGTCCAAAGCCCAAGAATCCACACGCCATTGAACGATTTACCTTCACGCGGGCATGAATTGGTTGACTTAGCCAGCAGCTTGGGCATTGAACTTATGGAATGGCAAAAATTTGCGCTTATCCACACGCACAAGGTTAAGCCTGACGGGCGGTGGGCATCACCCGTCAACACGATCGTGGTGGCACGGCAAAACGGCAAATCGTTTTTGCAGCTCATTAGAATTTTGGGCGGTCTTTTCCTATGGGAAGAAAATCTGCAAATTGGTTCGGCGCACCGTTTGTCCACGTCGCTGGAGCAGTTTCGGGCAATGGTTCAAATCATTGAAAAGAATGATTCACTAGCAAAACAGGTCAAGAAGATTCGCTGGCAACACGGCGGTGAAGAAATCGAGACAATGGCGGGCAATCGCTTCATTGTGCGGGCTGGTGGTTCAGCTGCGCGTGGTGTTTCACGTCCGTCCACGATTCACCTAGACGAATTGCGCGAAATGACTGACATTGAAAGTTTTGCGTCGCTGCGGTACACCCTTATGGCAGCAAGCAACCCAATGGTCATGGCGTACACAAATGCAGGCGATTCCAGCAGCGTCGTGCTGAATCAGTTTCGAGATCGCGCCCTGGCTTGCATTGCAGGCGTTGAGGACGATATTGGGTACTTTGAATGGTCAGCACCAACGGACGAAATAAGCGTTGAAAATGCACGGCACGCGAACCCGTCTATGGGAACACTCATTCATGCCGACAACATCAAATCCGTGTTGAATGACCCGCCTGACGTCGTAATGACGGAAGTATTGTGCCGTTGGGTTGTTGCTATCAATAGCGCAGTGGATTCTGCTAGTTGGGGCAATTGCCTTGACAAATCGGTTGACCTTGACGTTGACAAGTTGACCTGGCTTGCAATTGACCTGTCACCCGATCGTAGGCACGCAAGTCTTGTGGGAGCGCAAAAAATCGGCGAAGAAAAATTTGTGGTCAAGTTGTTGCACACTTGGACAAATGAACTGCAATTGGACGATAAAGCAATTGCCAATGAACTGGCAGATTACGCCCGCAAATACCCGACCGAATACGTGCTTTACAGTCGCAAGACGAGTGGCGCAGTAGCTGCGCGCCTTGCACCTGCTGGAATTCCAATTTATGACATGGACGCCAGTTACCCGCAAGCCTGCGACGAAATGCTCAGCGCAATCAACTCAGGGCGTTTGAAACACCGTGGGCAAAGCCAATTATCTGAAGAAGTGTTGGCTGCGGTGCAATTGCGTCGTGGCGACGGGGGGTGGGTTATAGGAAGAAGGGCGTCTGCGTCCGTTGTGTGCGGGGCAGTGGCAGTTAGTTTAGTTTCACACTTTGCGACACGCCCAGAGAATGATCTTGACATCATGGTGGGTTGATCGTATAAGCCTGCAACAATTCGGGCATGAGATTTTTCGATTTATTCACGCCACGGGTTGAGGCTGCCGTTCCAGTTGAAGCCACAAACGTGGACGCAGCTGCGGTTGCACCTTATTACAGTGAAGTAGGAAATCTATTCTTATTCGGGGGAATAGTTACTGCGTCACGGGCTGAAGCAATGAGTGTGCCAACCGTAGCGCGCGCCTTAGGAATTATTCAAACAATTGCGTCATTGCCAATGCACACACGCAATGAAGCAACAGGCGAAAAGGTCACACAACCACGCGTTATCAACCAGCCCGACCCACGAATCCCAGGTTCAACATTTTGGGCGTGGATAATTTCCGATTTGTTCTTTTTTCCAAATGCGTATGCCTACGTTATGGACAGATATGCCGACACGGGCAAAATCCGCGCAATGGAGCGCATTGCACCTGAACGCGTAACAATTACAACCAACGGCATGGGTTATGAAATTGCGTCGTATGCAATTGACGGCGCTTACGTTGATCCAGCAAACCTTGTTGTTTTCCAGGGATTTCAAGAAGGATTACTCAGCCGTGCTGGTCGCACAATCCGCGCAGCTGCTGCTTTAGAGCGCGCAGCAATGAATTTTGCAGTTGAACCAGTGCCACAAATGGTTTTAAAATCAAACGGCACATCATTGCCAGCAGATCGTGTTTCAAAACTGCTTAGTGCCTGGCGTACTGCTCGCGCTAATAAATCAACGGCATTTTTGAACGCTGACGTTACTTTGGAAACACTGGGTTATGACCCAAAGAATTTGCAGCTCAATGAAGCCCGAAATTACGTCGCGTTAGAACTTAGCCGCGCTTCAGGCTTGCCTGCGTACTTTACAGATTCACAACAATCCAGTTTTACCTATTCCAACGCCTTAGACAAACGGCGCGACCTTGTGGACTTTGCTTTTAGAAATTACATGTCCATAATCGAAGAACGTTTAAGTTTTGCAGATTTCACACCAGCAGGCAACAAAGTACGTTTTGACCTTGATGATTTCTTGCGTGGCAACCCTTATGAGCGCGCGCAAGTGTACGAAATCCTGAATCGAATCGGCGCAATGTCGGTTGATGAGATACGCGAGGAAGAAGATATGCTGCTATGAAAAAAGTCATCACACCAATGCAAATTACTGCGGCAGATTCCAACAGTCGCACAATCACTGGGCGCATTGTGACATTTGAGGAGACTGGTAACGCTTCAATTGGCAAAGTGCAGTTTGCAGCAAACTCAGTCGAAGCCACACCAGTTTTGTTGAACTTGGAACACGATCGCACACGTCGTATTGGTAAAACATTGTCCATTGAATCAAATGACAAAGGCATTGAAGCCACATTCAAAATTGCAAACACAACTGCGGGAACTGACGCACTGGTTGAAGCCCAAGAAGGTTTGCGCGACGGTTTTAGCGTTGAAGTGTCATTTGACGAATACGAAACACTCAAAGACGGAACAGTGCGAATTTTGAAAGGTGAACTCACTGGCGTTGCATTGACCAGTGAACCCGCTATTCGATCAGCGCGCGTTGAATCCGTAGCTGCAACAGAGGAAGAACAGATTTCAGATTCGACAATCGAACCTGAAGCAACACCAACAGAAAAGGACGACGAAGTGGAACAAACCGTTACACCAGCGGAAGCCGTCGAAACGGTCGAAGCCGCACAGTCAGTAACTGCACAATCCAATGCCGTGGGTGGTTGGAAATCAACACCACGCATTGAAATCACTGCTGCAAAGTACCTTGAGAATAAGGTTCTAGCTGCAACAGGTGATGAAACTGCCCGTCAGTACGTTTTAGCAGCAGACAACACAACAGACAACGCTGGACTTGTTCCAACACGTCAATTGTCTGAAGTTATCAACGGACTAGGCACAACAATCCGCCCAAGCATTGACGCGATTTCTCGCGGTGCATTGCCTGACGCTGGAATGACATTTGAAATTCCAAAAATTACTGCAATGCCAACAGTGGCAATTGCTGCTGAGGACGCAGTGTTTTCAGATACAGATCAAAATTCAGCGTTCCTATCAGTGGACGTCAAGAAGTTCGCAGGTCAACAAAAATTCTCAGTTGAGTTGCTCACACGCACTAGCCCATTATTTTATGATGAATTGCTCAGAAATATGGTCGCGGCTATGGCTAAGGCGCAGGATAAGTATGTCAACGATCAATTAGTCGCTGGCGCAACTGCCGATTCAACTTCAATTGCAACATACCCAACTGCTGCTGAATTGCTAGGCGTTGTTGCACGTGGTGCAGCAAGCGTTTATGCAGCAACCGCAGGTCTTGCAAATCCATTTGCACGCAACATTCTCATGAACACTTCACAGTGGTCAAACGTAATGACACTCAACGACGGCGGGCGTCCAATCTATACCGCCTCACAACCACAAAATGCAGGTGGCGCAGTTGCACCAACTTCATTGCGCGGAAACATTGCAGGTCTTGACCTATATGTCACTGCAAACACTTCAGCAACAACAGACATTGATGATTCAATCATGATTATCAACCCTGACGCATACACATGGTACGAAGGAACTTCATACCAGTTGCGCGCAGAATCAACTGCTGACGGTTCAATCACAGTCGGCGTTTATTCATTCGGTGCAGTGGCAACCAAAATTGGTGCTGGTGCATTTGGCGTAAACAAGACCTGATAACAACTCACTAATCATGCGGCGGGTTCTCCCGATCTCGCCGCAGCAGTCGAAAGGAAACGGACATGCCAGCCATTGTTACTGCAAGCCAATTGCGCACGGTGCTTGGTGTGTCCGTTTCACTTTATTCTGACGCATACCTGGACGAAATAATCAACACCGCTGAAGCAGTTATTTTGCCAATGCTGGTTGCAAACACTTCAGCAATTAACGCTTACAAATTAGACGCAAACGTGGCTTATTTTTACACACAACGCCAACATCATTTTGTGACTGGTCAATCCGTCATTGTGACTGGTTTGCCAGCACCTTTTACTGCCACGCACGTCGTTGTTGATTCTTACGATTACTATTTCACCGCAGCATTGACGGCAAGCAACGTCACATTGCGCGACATAATCCCCACAGGCACCGCAACACTTTCAGGCTATTCCGCAGCTGATATTTACGCCACAAGTGCGCCAATCGAATCAGCCGTTCTTGCAGTCAGCGTTGAAGTCTTTCAATCACGCGTTGCAGCAGGCGGACAAATTGAAGGCGTGGATTTTGCCAGTACGCCTTACAGAATGGGACGCAGCCTGACCAATCGCGTGTCCACATTGCTCATGCCATTTTTAGACGTTGAAACGGTTGTGCAGTAATGCCAGCCAATGCCGTCGCCGATACCCGCGCAGCCTTAGCAACCGCCTTTTCTTCACTTGCGGCAACTTGTTATTCAAGCGTTCCTGAATCACCAATTCCACCAGCAATCGTCATTGTGCCCGATTCGCCTTACATGGAAGTTGTTTTGATAGGCAAGGCAAAAACACAGGTCAAAATCAATTTTGCAATCACTGCAATTGTTGCTTCAAATAGCAACGCAGGTTCATTGGATAACCTAGAAAAACTCATCATGGGAATTCTTGCGGCAATGCCCGCAGGATACGTTGTAGGTCAGATCGAAAAGCCGACGGTTCTTGAAGTGGGTCAGTCGCCCATGTTGGTTGCGGACATCAACGTTTCAACGTACTACACACAGACCACTTAGGAGAATCATGCCAACGACAATCATCACAGGTCGCGATCTCGTCTTGACGATTGCGACAACAAACTATGACGCACAAGCGACCAGTGCGACATTGACAAATTCACCAACCATTGAGACTTATCAGACACTTGACGGCAAGGCATACAAGCGCATTGACGATCAGTGGACATTTGACGTCGAAATGCTTGCAGACTGGGGCGCAACAGGTTCATTGTGTGAAGCACTATGGGCAGCAGCTGAATCAGCACCAAACACCGCATTGTCTTGTTCGCTAACGGCTGCAACTGGTGCAGTTTTTGCGTTCACAGTAATGCCAATTTATCCAAGCGTTGGCGGTTCAGCACCTGACGCACAGACCGTTTCAATGTCATTTGTTGTCGTTGGCGCGGTTACAGAAACATTCAGTTAAAATCCAACTAATCGGGAGACAAAATGAAACTACCAATAACAATTGAATACAACAACGGCGACCAAATCACCTACACGGCTGCACCGCCTGAATGGGTGAAATGGGAAAAGCACACGGGACACACCATTGCCCAGGCACAGGAAAAGATCGGAATTTCCGATTTGGTATTTCTTGCCTATCACGCCATGAAGCGCGAAGCCGCTGGGAAACCAGTCAAGCCAATCGAAGCATGGACGGAAACCATTTCCGAAGTGATCGTCGGTGAAGCAAACCCAAAAGCCACCCCGTCGGAAGCCTAAGTCGAATCGTTTGGGAGATAGCCCTGGCAACGGGGCTATCACCAAATGAATTTGAAAGTGCCGAGGACATTCTGACAATTATTGAAATCTTGGAAAGGCGGGCAAATGGCAACTGACGCGATCAGTTATGACAAAGCCGAATTGCGCGCCATTGTGCGTTCATTTAAAGCAATGGACGAAGAAGCAACCAACCAGGCGAAAAAGGTCACCAGCGAATTGGCAACTTGGGTTCGTGGCAAAATCGTTGAAGGCGCTGGGCGTACAAATAACCGTTTGGATAATCGCGTTGCCGAAGGCGCGAAAGTTTCAAAGTCGTCGAAAATTGGTGAAATCAGTTTCGGTTTTGCTGGTCAAAAATTAAGTGGCGGCGGCACAACGCAACAATTGTGGGGCGGTGCTGAATTCGGTTCAAACCGCTTGAAGCAATTTCCAGTTTGGTCAGGTCGCGAAGGTCGCGGGTCACGCGGCTGGTTTATCTATCCGACACTTCGAAGCGTTCAACCTGACATTGTTAAAAAATGGGAAGAAGCATTTTCCACAATCGTGAAGGAGTTTGACTAATGGCTGGCAGTCGTACCCTTAAACTTTCGATTCTTGGTGACGTTGACAATCTCAACAAATCGCTGAAAACCGCGTCAGCCGACGTTGAAACTTTTGGCGACAAAATGGGCAAGGTTGGCAAAATGGTCGGTGCGGCATTTGCTGCCGCCGCTGCTGCCGCTGGTGCTTACGCAATCAAAATTGGCGTTGAAGGTGTCAAAGCCGCCATTGAAGATGAAAAGGCACAAACACAGTTGGCGTTGGCGTTGGAAAACGCTACGGGCGCGACAACGGCGCAAATTGCAGCAACTGAACAATCAATTCTTAAAATGTCACTTGCCACGGGTGTGGCTGACGATCAACTGCGCCCAGCATTGGGTCGCCTGGTCAGATCGACGGGCGACATAACAAAAGCACAGGATTTACTTTCAACCGCGCTGGACGTATCGACCGCAACAGGCAAGCCTCTTGAAACAGTAGCAAACGCGTTGGGCAAGGCTTACGACGGAAACACCGCAGCATTGGGCAAATTGGGCATTGGACTTTCAGCTGCTGAATTGAAAACAATGGATTTCACGGCGGTGCAAGGTCGCCTTTCAGATTTATTTGGTGGGGCTGCTGCGCGTAACGCTGACACATACGCGGGACGAATCGCACGCATGCAGGTTGCGTTTAACGAAGCAAAAGAAACAATCGGTTTTGCGTTGTTGCCTATTCTTGAAAAGGTAATCAATTTTATCAATCAGAATGCATTGCCAGCGATCAATGCATTTTCAAACGCCTTCAGCCTGGACGGTAACGGTTTGGGTGGCGTAATCACAACCGTTGGCAACATCATTACAAGCGTTTTCACACCAATCATCAATGGTTTGATAAAGGCGTTTTCGTACGTCAAAAACGCAATTGGTGACAACCTTGACACATTCAAAGAATTTGGCGGTTATATTGCAACGTATCTTGCACCGGTGATCGGCACGGTTTTGGGCGGGGCGTTACAAATTGCAGGCAAAATTGCAGGCGGCGTTATTGACGTCATTGCAGGCGTGGTCAAGATTTTGAACGGTTTAATTTCGGGCGCAGTTGCTGGAATCAACGCCTTGATTTCTGCCTACAACGCAATTCCATTTTTGCCAAATGTTTCAAAAATTTCGACACCAACCGTCAGTGTTCCGTCGATTAAAACACCGACGGTTTCAACGGCAGTTCCGTCAATTCCAAAGATTTCAGCACCGTCAGGCGGCGGTGGCGGCGGTGGCGGCGGTGTTGCAGCAGCGGCAAGCGTTGCAGCGGCAGCAGCAGTCAGCAGTGGTTTCATTGGTTCAGCAGAATCCCGTGGACTATCAGATCGTGCCAACGCTGAAAGACTTGGTTTGGGCACAACAATCAACCTGACCGTAACGGGCGCATTTGATAAGGAAGGCACTGCCCGAACAATTGTTGACACGTTAAATAATTCCTACTACCGCGGCACAGGTGGCGCAACTAACCTGCAAATCGCATGACGCAATGGTCGCCAATCTGGAAAGTCGAAATCGACGGTGTTGAATACACTGACGCGGTTTTGGCAAATCTTACAATTCGCAGTGGTCGAACAAACATTTATGAACAGGCGCAAGCGGGTTATGTCAATCTTCAGCTGCTAGACGTCAATCAAAGTGCAATCCCCGTCGCGATCAATTCGACCATTGGTGTTTCGGTCAAAGATACTTCAGGCACATTTGTTGCGATTTTTGGCGGCAACGTTGTTGACATTGGCTTGGAAGTCCGCGACGTCGGTTCAGTCATGTTTACACAGACTTATTCAATCACGGCGTTGGGTGCATTGGCACGTTTGCCAAAAGCATTGACCCAGGGCGTATTGTCAAAGAAATTTGACGGCGATCAAATCTATGACATTTTGAAAAATGTTTTGTTTCAATCATGGGCTGAAGTTCCAGGCGCATTGACCTGGGCAACTTATGACCCAACGACAACCTGGGCAAATGCCCAAAACACTGGGTTGGGTGAAATTGATCGTCCAGGCAATTACGAGTTGGCGGCGCGATCTAGTTCGACAACCGACGTTTATTCATTGGTTTCAAAATTGGCAACTTCAGGTTTGGGATACATTTACGAATCGGCAACAGGGCAAATTGGTTACGCCGACAGTACGCACCGAACCACTTACCTGGCAACAAATGGATACGTTGATCTTGACGCCAATCAAGCGCGGGCGGCTGGACTGCGCATTGAAACCCGCGCGGGTGACGTTCGGAATTATTTAACCATAAAATACGACGCAACCAGTTCAAGCGAAAAAACGGCATTTGATAACACTTCAATTGGTCAATACGGCACACTTGCCCAAATCATTGAGACAACATTGCACAACGCAGCTGACGCGGAAAGTCAGGCAGCATTTTATTTATCATTGAGAAAGCAACCACAACCCATTTTCAGCGAAATCACGTTTGACTTAACCAACCCTGAATTGGATAACAGTGACCGCGACAACCTTATTGGCGTTTTTATGGGTGAAGCCATTTCGTTGGCAAATTTGCCGCTTAACATGTCGTCAGGTACATTTCAGGGTTTTGTCGAAGGTTGGTCGTTTCAAGCCGCCTATAACCGTTTAAGCGTGACGTTGTTATTGTCACCGTTGGCTTACTCATTGCAGGCAATGCAGTGGAACGACGTTCCGATCACGGAAAAATGGAATAGCGTGTCGCCGACATTAGACTGGGAAAATGCCACAATAGTGGCTTAGAAAAGGAGAAAAATACATGGCAAATCCGACTACAAACTACGGTTTTGTTCTTCCAACGGCGACCGATTTGGTCACCGACTTGCCAGCCGATTTTGACGTTGCGTTGCAGGGCGTCGACACACGGTTGAAGGCATTGCAACCAGGCACGACCCTGGGCGATCTTGCTTATTCTTCAGCAACCGCAAACACCAACACCCGTTTGCCAATTGGAACAAACGGTCAGGTTTTAGCCGTTGTCGGTGGCGTTCCAGCATGGTCAAGCGAAGCGGGGGACATTTCCAGCGTTACCGCAGGCACTGGCATTTCAGGCGGTGGCACTTCAGGCGACGTCACAATCACAAATTCAATGGCAACGGCTATCGACGCAAAAGGCGATTTGATTGCTGGAACGGGCGCAGACGCTTTCAGCCGTTTGGCAGTAGGTACAAACAACCAGGTTTTGACTGCTGATTCAACAACGGCAACTGGTTTGAAATGGGCAACTGCTAGCAGCGGTTCGTTGACCCAATTGGCGACTGGTTCAATTAGTGGTTCGTCAGTGAGTATTACTTCAATCAGTGGAAGTTACAAGGATTTAGTTTTAGAGATTTACAACATTTCTTTTGCGACTGCCGGTGAATTAAGATTTACATTTAACAATGTCACTTCGACTTATGGTTACACCACAATTTCTGCAGGCGTGGCAACAAGTTCGGGTGGTGGTGGTGCCGCATACGGCAGTTTTGGCGGTAACGTTCAAACTTTTGGAGATAATGTTCACGCTGTTTTGAGTATTCCATTTTATTCAACCTCTAGTGCAAGACAATTATGGACAGGTCAAATTGGTGGTGTGAACGGAAGCAATGGTGGTCCAAGTGCATCATTTACAACAGGCATGGCTTACAACAGCGCACAAGTAATCACTTCAATTCAATTTTTTCCACAATCAGGAAATTTTAATAGTGCTGGAACTTATGTCTTATACGGGGTGAACTAATGTCAAAACAAATGATAACAATCCATAATGTTGAAACTGGTGAAGTCATTGAAAGAGAAATGACTGCCGAAGAAATTGCAGAATTGGCACAAATTAACGCGCCAAAAGCACTGACTGAAGAAGAATTGCAAGCAATTGCGGCGAAAGAAGCGGCACAAACAAAACTTGCTGCGCTTGGTTTAACAACTGAAGATTTGAAGGCGTTGGGTCTATGACTTACCCGCAAGGCACAAACGCACGGTTGATCGAAGTCGCCGCAGCTGAAATTGGCACGGTTGAAGAAGGCGATAACCTGACAAAGTACGGCAAATTTACAAAGGCGGACGGTTTGCCGTGGTGTGGTTCTTTTGTCAATTGGTGTGCAGACCAGGCAGGTGTCAAGATTCATTCAGTCGTCGGCACGGCTATTGGTGCGCATAAATTTAAGGAAACAAACCGTTGGTCAAACATTCCGCAGCTTGGTTATTTGGCTTTTATGGATTTTCCACACGACGGCGTTGATCGTATTTCTCACATAGGAATTGTGGTCGGCTTACTTGACGACAAACAATGCGTGACAATTGAGGGCAACACCAGCGGGACAGGCGACCAACGCAATGGCGGCATGGTAATGGTGAAGGTTCGCAATGTAGGCAAAGAAATTGTTGGGTTTGGAATTCCCAAGTTTGTCCCATACCAGGGACAATTCCCAACAATCGAAACACCAAAATCGGAAGACAAACCGACAAAGGAGAAAACAAAAAAATGGATAAAGCCAAAGCCGTAGCAGCTTCATGGGCACGCTCATTCATAGCGGCTGCACTTGCCTTATATTTGGCAGGCGTAACCGATCCAAAGACCCTTGCAATGGGTGGGGTTGCAGCAATTGCACCAGTGATTTTGCGCTGGTTAAACCCAAACGATAAGAGTTTTGGCGTAATTGGGGAATGACGCCAAACGAATGGACGGCGGTCGGTGGTCTTGCGCTTGCGGTGCTGACTGCCGTCTTTTCGACAATGCGATTCATGGTGAAATCGATCATGCGCGAATTGACGCCCAATGGGGGCAGCTCACTGAAGGATCAAGTCTCGCGAATTGAAGCGCGTCTAGACCAACTCATTTTGGAAATGGCGTTGCGCGAAAAATAAATCAGGCACATTTGACCCAAGACACGCCCAAGACCACGCAAGGTTCTTGACCGCGCGCCAATCATGCGTCACCCTAACTTTAGGTGGTAACACGTACCGCCTAGAATCGGGAGAATTCACAATGGTCGTTGATTTATTAGACCCGCAGACATTGCGGGCATTGTTTTTAATTGGCTTGCTTTGCACGTTAGCAGCAGCCCTGGGTTATTCAAAAGGACACAAAGAGGGAAGCCGTGAAGGGTATTTGCGCGGGCGTGCAGTCGGTCGTCACCTATCAAACAAGGTGGTTGACTAATGGGGTTCTTGGATAACTACGAAGCAAGCCGTGAGCGTTTAGAACGCTGGAATCGCACATACCCAACTGGGCGCATTGAAACACGCATTGTTGAATTCAGTGCGGAAAAGGGCTATGTCCTAGTTGAAGCAAAGGCCTATCGCAATGACACCGATTTGCAACCAGCAGGCATTGACTATGCCTACGGCTACCAGGGCGCATACCAACAAAACATGAAACGCTGGTTTTGCGAGGATACAGTTACCAGCGCGATTATGAGAGTGCAACAACTGGTCATGGGTGGGGCTGAAAGAAGCACCAAGGAGATAATGGAACAGGTCGAAAAGACTTCAGCAAAAGTCGCAAACGCGGACAAGCAATATGACTATTGGACAAACAAATTTGGTGACGTTCCCAGTTACAAGACCGAAGAAGAAGTTGCAGCTGCTGGCGTGCCAACCCTGGCGTCAGGCATTGCAGAAATCTCAAAGCAACTAGGTGGCGAATTGGTTGAAGAAGCACCTACCTGCATGCACGGACACCGCGTGTTTAAGACTGGCGAAAGTGCCAAAACGGGCAAAGCCTGGGGGGGTTATTTTTGCGTTGAAAGGGCAAAGAAGGATCAGTGCGACCCAGTGTGGTATCAATTAGGGGCAACAGGCAAATGGGTGGTGCGCCTATCATGACAAAATCAAAATTGGTGAAAATACTGGTGTGCATTGAATTTGTTTTATTAGTCGTTTTGCTTTGGGTGGCATTTTCATGAGCGAATACATGGAAATAATTAACCCGAAAACTATGGTAGGCAAACTTATGCGCGACGGCGTAATCGTTGAAGAATACAAAGTGGAGCAATGCGACAAGTGTTCAATCCTGATTAGGTTTGACCCATTTGGCTTTCAAAAAGGTTATGGCAACGAAAACGTCATTTGGTTTTGCAAGGGTTGCAGATGAAAATGACTTTAACGCGGGAAGAAGAATTTACATGTCACGACGCAGCTTTGGCGTTGGCACGCAAAAACGCAGACTATTGGCAAACGCGCCCAGGCGGTTATTCAATGGAAAAATCGTTTCACGAACTTATTGCACAAGATGCACAAAGTATCGGCAGCGAATGGGTAGTTGCCAAATACCTGGGTTATGGGTTTGACCCATTTGAGCAAAAAGGCAAAAGAAAGGCTGACGTTGGTTCTCATTTTGAAGTGCGTTGGACTAAGTACCTTGCGGGGCAGCTCATAATTCACGAATACGATCGCACTGACGACGTGGCAATCCTGGTCACTGGTGAATCACCGCATTATTTCATTGCGGGTTGGATTCCCATTGCTATGGCAAAACGTCCCAAGTATCGTCACAGTAAGCAACCCAACTGGTGGGTCACACAAATCAATTTGCAACCTATTGAGAATTTGAGGAAAAGCAACTATGGAAACAATCCAGTTTGAGTGCCGAAAGTGCAAAAAAACAACTAAGCAAGTCATTTTGAAAGTGACCGACAACTTGCCACAAGGCGTTGAAGTCATACAATGCACCAAATGCGAGGTTATGGGTGTTGCGCAAGTAGGCACAAAATGAAATTTGCATACGCAGACCCGCCTTATTACAAACAGGGCAAAAAGCACTATGGCAAACTTCATGACGAAGCAGCCAAATGGGACGACAAACAGGCACATGTCGAACTCATTGACCACTTAATTGACCAATACCCTGACGGGTGGGCAATGTCGTGCAATCCTGCTGACCTTCATTTTCTATTGCGTCCAGGAATACGGGTGGCAGTGTGGTGCAAAACATTTCATCAAATACGCCCAACAACGGTTCAGTATGCTTACGAACCAGTGTTGTTTATGGGTGGAAGAAAAGACAACAAACGGCAACCAATGGTTCGTGACTGGCTGACTTCTTCCATAGCTATGAAAAAGGGTTTAGTCGGTGCAAAACCTGACGCGTTTAACAATTGGGTGCTTGACTTGCTCAACTTTCAAGACGGCGACACGCTTGACGATCTATTCCCAGGTTCAGGCGGAATGGGTGAAATTATCCACAGGCGCAATGCACAAATGGGGATTAATTATGGTTATTTATGATTTTTTTGCTGGTACGGGATCAGCAACCCAAGCGTTTGAAGATGCGGGTCACACAGTCATCAAAGTCGAATTGGACGAATACTTCGAAGCAGATGAACGCGACATTTTAACGTTGACTGCCGACACGTTAATTGCAAAATATGGTCAGCCCGATTTCATTTGGGCGTCACCACCATGCACTACTTTCAGCGTGGCTTCTTGTAATAAATACTGGACACCAAATGGAACACCAAAAAACGACAAAGCACTCAATGGCATTAAATTGGTTGAAAACACAATCAAGTTAATTGAGCAGCTAAATCCATTGCATGGTTATATTATTGAAAACCCGCGTGGCATGCTTCGCAAACAAAAAATTATGACGGCGTTAAACCGACAAACCGTGACATATTGCCAATATGGTGAAAGTCGAATGAAACCGACTGACTTATGGGGCTATGTCGTAGGCTGGCAACCTAGACCACATTGCAAGGCTGGCGATTCGTGCCATGAATCAGCACCACGTGGGTCAAGAACTGGCACGCAGGGCATTAAGGGTGCAAAAGATAGATCGCGTGTTCCTTATGAATTAGGTTTGGAGATACTTAATGCAATCAAATAGTTATCCACAGGAGTTATCCACAAGGGTGCAAAACCTGTGGACGACACGCAGGGCGCACGCACGAATTATCCACATACTCGCCAGTAACTTGACACGTCGGTTAGCATCAACACTCGCAGGCGAGCCGCTGAGGCGGGTAGCTCGCAGGCGCAGTTTGGTGCTTTGGGGCGTGCTTTGTGTCATGGGTATGACGCCTGCAAATGGAATGACTTATTCAATAAATCATTTAAAGTTATATGCACATTCAAGGCTTCTTGACTATAAAGAATTCCAGTGTTTCAACAAGATAATCACAAAGGAATCACGGTGGTCATATATTGCACGCAATGGCAGTCATTATGGACTAGGGCAAATGCGATCAACGCACTACCGTGACCTTGACCCTTACAGGCAAATAGACGCAACAATTCGTTATAATCACAAGCGTTATGTGACCCAGTGCAAAGCCTGGGCATTTCATCTGAAGCATGGGTACTACTAATGACAAGTGCATTGAAGGACAATGGTTCAACAAGCCAATGGCGCAAGATACGCCAACGCATATTGCAACGTGACGGTCACACGTGCCAGGCTTGCGGTATGGAAGGCAATTCTGTTGACCACATAGTGCCACGCAATCTTGGTGGCAGTGATGAAGAATTCAATCTTCAAACGTTGTGCGTAAGTTGCAATTCAGCCAAAGGGGGGCGGTTTTTTAATAGCACACCGACAC